AATTAAACGGAACGGAACTTTTGTACATACACAGAGCATGTTTTCCTGCCCCGTAAAAATCTTCGTCTACGTATCCTACTCGATACCCTAAATCAAAATATAACTTCTGCGCCGGGTTGTTAGTATTTACTTGTAACCAAAGACAATTATTCCCTTTCTTTTGAAGTTTGCTATAATACTCTTCAAAAGTCTTCATTAACTCAGTTGCTATTCCTTGCTTTCGATACGCTTGTGAAACTGCTATATTATACACATACGGTTTACTATGCTTTAGTTTTCCTATAATAAAACCGAAAACTACGCCGTCAATTTCAGCTACCCAAGTTTTGCCTTGATCCGCCTCCGCTCTCAATAGCATTGACGGACTAGGGATTTCGTGAGACAATTCATTAATGCTTTTAATGTCAATAAAATCGCTTTCTTTATAAGGTCTTATTAACACACTAACCTCTTGGCTGTCTCTTATCTTTTTCTAACTTATCCATAAGCTTTACAAAAACAGGGTCACGTAATGCTTTCCTATAATCATCTCCAGACATTGCGTTAATTGCTGCTAAGCCTTCAAAGCTACGTTCCTTGCCGTCTATAATAACCTTGTACACAATCTTGTTAGAGTAGTCAGGAGATACACCAATGTCCGTTGCATCTTCCCTAGTAAAGCCCGAACCTACTCTAGGAATGATAGGTTGAACCGTTACCGGAAGTTCTACAGCAGGAATACCTGAATCCGTGACCGGCTCTACAGCAACCGGAATCGGAATTACTTCTACCACTTCTGCTGGCCCTTCTACTATAATTCCCTGTGCTTTCAACGTATCATATGCTTTCTGAAAATTTGCTTTAACCGGCGCAAGGTCGTATCTAAGCATCCAATTTACAATTGCTGCTCTATTTTCTTCGCAAGGATAATATTCTGGATTAGCAAACCTAAAAGCGTCAGATTCATAACGTGCTCTCAAATTTGCATTATCTGCCTGTACAGTCTGAAGCGTTTCTCCGAACTGCTTTAAAGGTGCTCCTAGACTTGCTTCGATAATTTCGTTAGTGGCTTCGAACACAGTAGTAGGGTCAATCAACTTTTTAGAAAGAATCACTCTTTCATCATTAGAAAGTTCTCTAGGTGTGAAACGTAACGGCTCTGCCAACTTAGGAGCATCGTCTGGAATTTCTTCATTTTCAAGAATTCCTAAACGATTCTTTCGGGTTTCAGACCGAAGTTTGCGAATAAGTAAAGTATTTTGTTCAGCTAACTTTTCTGCTAACTCTTCATGCGTCTTATACTTAATTACTTGCTTTGCTCCAATTGGCCTATTCTCCTCATCTTTGGGTTGATACTCGTATCTCTTCTCTTCCAACTCAGTCACTTCAGTCATATAACGGCTCCTCCTCCGTGTTGTCAGGTAGTGTAAACTCACCCAAATCTAAAAATTCCCCCGAATCAATGGGTTTATCTTTGTATTTCAAATTGGTTTTAAAATCACCAACTTCTTGACTAATTCTAGCTATCCACATAGTAAATAATTTTGCGGCTACTTTAGCATACTTGTGCGCTCGTAAAACTCTAGCATCTTCTTCTTCATTCAGCAATTCAACATCGAATTGACTTACAGCAGACTTACCTATCTTTAAAAATACCTTAAAACCCGGATGGCTAACTATACCTGCTAAATCAGCAACATCTTGTGCAGATAACTCTAGCTCCGGTGCAAACTTATCGTCCATCTTCTCTCCTAAGATGTAATTGCAGGGTTTGTGTCAAATAGCACCCTTTGGGTACCCTGCTAGCTATCACGTTTTATTACTCTTCCGGTGGTGCGAAATCTCCGCCACCCTCACCTGTTAAACTAGGTGTACCTTCTTCTGCTTCTTGCTTAGAGCTATTTAAAGCTGCTCCAACAATTAAGTCCTTCTGAATTCTTTCTTGAGCGGCTTGGTTCTGTAATTGCTGCTTCTGTTGGAAGTTCTGCTGACTTATTGCAGATTGTGTGGCTAATTTAGACTGTTGCTGTGCTGCTTGTGACTTAGCGGCTTGCTTCTGCTTCATCTCAGCGGTCATAGGTTTAACAATGTCGTTAAAGTTTTTCCACTCTGAAGATTCTAGCCACATCTTAAGAATTTCTTTGAAGTCGATATACTCTTCATTAATCTCATTAAGACTTTGCTGAATAACAGGATTCTGCATAATTTGAGTAATAAGAGTCATTGACTGACTCATAGTTCTCTTTGCAGCTAATGACGCACCTGCAAGGACTTCATACTCAATTTTCGCATCATGGAACTCTTGCAAACTAACTTCAAAGTCCTTACCCATCTCTTCGCCAAGAATTGCAAAAATCTCAGCATCCGAGAAATAAGTAAATACCAACATATCTAAGTAGTACAGAAAAGGTTTAAATACCTGTTCAATAAAGTTGTCTAACGGCCCGTCCAATCTAGTAGCACTAGCTTGTCCTAACTGAGCAGCACCGCCAGCAGTGCGCCCCATAGAACTTCTAGGACCGGCTGAAGAGCCTTGCACTAACTGTGCATCGGCTCCTGAGCTACTTTCTGTAGCTTTTTCTGACTCAGCTAGTGCTGACCAAACATCGGGAGGAACTTTAGGTGTTTCCATCAAATGATAAGCTTTATCAGCATCAGTATCTACAGTAAGTATTCTGCCGATGCCTGTGCGAATCATTTGAGTAGGTGTGTTAGAATCCCTCTTACGCAAGTAAAGAGGATTTACACCAAAAGATAACATCTTTAAAATAGCGTTAATTGTGCCTTGGTCTACTCTTTGGTTCTGCCCTACAATCAATCCGAGTCCCATACCATAAAACGCTTTTGGCCTGTTCCACCAATTCGCGGATAAGTAAGGTATAACTCCGAAGTTGTTCTGTCCTGAGTAGAATTTATGTTTCTTTTGAATTACTACAATTTTTCTACGCTTACTCCAATACTCAATGACTTCTAACTTTCTCATTAACAAATCGGGACTAGTGTCTACATTTTCTTCTTCAGAATGAAGTACAACTCCCTTTACATATGCTGCCTGATCTGCTGTAGACTGCTCATTAACTCCTGCGTCTGTTGGCGGCATGAACCAACTTTTTAACTCTTCTTCACTGGGAACAATCCAGCCTTTTCTATCTGGATGATCTTCTGGAAGTGCTTCTATGCCTTTTATAAGGTCTTGTAATTCAAAGAAGTTCATGTAGTAGCGATCCGCTACCCACTTTGCTCTGCTGATATCTCCTACCGGAGTATGTGGGTCTACAAAAACTTTGCTTAACTCTTTCGATTCAAAGAACGGTCTAGGAACATATCTACGCTTAATCTCAATCTTTGGTGCTTCATCTCTAGGAACACTGGTAGAAGTTTCTTGCCCAACTGGACCCGTCTTAATTACATCCAAAGATGCTGTACGAGTCTTAGTAATTATTTCTTTATACTTTATTCCCCACTTCCAAATACCTGTTCCTAAGAACGCCATTTGTTCTAGACCCCATTTAGTTTCTGTCTTGAAACTACAATCTTCTAACAACTTAGAAAATAAGGCTGTCTTTGCATCTACTACATTTTGTGATGTTCCCGGATGCGGTCTTAAAACCATTGGTGGGTCTTGATAAAATAAACCCTTATATAATTGTGGAACAATTGCGTTTACTACTTTAGCAACGGTAAAGCGTTGAACATTTGGGGTTAATATATAAGTATTTTCAAATACTTCCATAGGTCGCGGACTCTGAAAAAGTAAATCAGCATCCTTCCATAACAACGCATACTGCTTATTTGAGAGATATGCTTCAGCAGATGATACAGAGCCGACAACTAAAGCTACTTCAGCATCAGAAGTTTTTAAATCTCCATTTGATTTATAATCCAATGCAGTTAGGACTCTGTTTGTGTTTCCGCTATCTGATTTAATCAAAGCCATTAACTCTCTCCAGTTCTAGTTGCTTTTGTTTTCTAGCCAAGGTATTAGCTATTCTGCTTGCACTTAATTTCGCTTGGTGTTCAGGTGTTCTCGGAGTTTTAGGTTTTCCTTTTAAAGCTTTATTTCTAGCTACCAATTTTTCTATCCACTGTTCCGGCTTTTTTGTTCCTTTTACACCTTTTCCAATTTTATCTTTATGCTCTTGGCTTAGAATTTTACCTTTTCTTTGAACTGACGCGGCTTTCTTTCTATCTTCATCCCACGTTTTTCCCATGTTTCCCAAACTAATATTTTTACACCACTCTTCAGTTCGCTCAGCACCTACGGTACCATCTCCTCCAGAAGTCAAATTATAACCAAATTCTCTTTTTTGAGTTCCAAATACCAGAATTGCTAGTCTTTCCCAATTATCTAAAGATTCTTTTGAATCTGTTGTTCCTATATGTATAAAAGTAAAGTTTTCTTTACCATATTTACTCATTGCTGCATACAGTGCGGGTTTATAGTCTTTACCATTTAAAGCGCACTTTGTATTGTAGTTCCAATAGTACTCTAAGTCTTGGACAATTTGTCCAAAATAAATTTTACTATTAACTTTGTTTTGAATTGCATAAATAAACATTAAACTCCTCTACCACTTCTTATTTAGTTCTTTTGCCAATTCATGCAATTCTAAAAATTCACAATATAGATGTAAGACATATACTGAAAATGGTGTATCTAAAGCAATCTCCCCCGGAAATTCTTTTTTAAACTGGTTAATAACATTATTTTTAATAACATCATAACGTTTCAGGGGCATTTTGTACCTCCGATTACTTCTTCTTTTTCTTCTTGTCGTCCTTCTTTTCAACCTTCTTCAGTAACTTCTTGTCGTCCTTCTTATCTTCCTTCATAAAATCCTTCATTACCTTCTTCTTATCTGCCATTATTTCTCCTTATTGGTATATATCAGCCAGAGGGTCATAATAACTCTCTTGTGCTTGTTGCATAGGCGAATTTATAGATTGATACGCCGTTACCGGATTATCGTCCATCAAGCCCGCTTCATTGAACTTGGCATATTTACCAAGGCAATACATCATATCGTGAATTTCTTTAGACTTTTTATCTGCTGTGTAAGCTTGGTCTATATAGTTTACTCTAGCTTCCATATCAGCGTATCCACCAAACTGCTCCACTAAAAGAGAGATTGCTGATACAATATCATCGTGCTGATCGTCACTAGTTCCTGTAAACTTTTCTAATTCACTGTATATCTCTTCTAAACCTTCGCATGAGTTTAAAAAGTAAAGTCTCTCATCTCCTAATAACCTTAGAACAGGCTTTGCTTTAAGCTGTTTGGAACGTAACTTGCTTCCATACCCTAGTGTACAATATTCAACTGGTATAGAGATTTGAAGTTTATCCATCTCTCTGCGAAGTTCTCTGCCCATCCACTTTACACCTACCGAATCTTCGATAGCTATGCGCTTAGGCTTCCACTTCTGACCGGCTGTAGCAATTACTTTAGGCAAATCAAATTCGTTGAACCTTCCACGAATCATATTGATTATGTAAAATCTTCCACCAAAAATTAATGCTGTAAGAATTACTGTGTAATCTGCCCATTGCTTTGTGCTGTACGCCGTGTCTATGGCCGTTACTACAACTCCTTGCGGAGGGAATTGTGTGTGCGGTATAGTTCTACGCGTTAACAACTCTCTAGGGAACTTGACCTTATTTATCTTTCTAGGGTTATTTAAATACTTGATTGCAAAGTTGCCGGATTCAGCATCGGTACGCTTTTCTTTAAATAAGAACTCATACGTAAGCCTTTCTGGAAACCAAAGGATATAATCATCCTTCTTCATTTCTTCTTCAATCTTTCCAGTTTTTAAAGCTTCTGGAGTAGGCCACCAACATGCTCTTAAATAGGTCTTCAAAAATACATTACTATCAAAAATACCGCTATCAACGGAACCTTTGATGTTGTCAGTTAAACCTTCTTCAATAGCAAATTTCTCTTCTTGCTTAATTCGAGTTCCGTAGTAATCGCCATCATCATACCAGGTGCCAATAATATCAAAAAATCCAAAAGGATTAAGCATAGCCTTATTAATGC